AATTACTTATGAAGTAATCAGAGAGGCCCGGCTAAGTCGCCTTGGAAGTAAACTTCAACTAAACCTCCTTGCGGAGGTGGCGTCATTTAGTTACCGAAAAGGTTCGGCCTTATCCCCCCCTGTGCTGTCCTGATGATGTTCATCGGGCATGCTCCTGGGAGCCATGTCGGATGTCAGGTTTTAGGCCAAACGGCTCTAGTAACCCGGGTGTCCGAAGCATGGAACGTAACAGTTGGATCGAACGAGGGATACGTCCCAGAGTTCGTGATAACTTAACGTCCTCCTCAAGGATTCGCCATTTGTCGATACTCTCGACTCGAGAGTATTCGAAAATCGCGGACACAGGTCGAAGGGCAATTAAATGAGGTGCTAAGCACGAGTTTAATTGCCAATCTTCGTAGTCCGGATGATGCGGTTGCACTTCGGCACGTTCCCCGGGACCACGCACCTCTGGTGTTTGATCTCGAGTAAAGAACTGCGGACCTTCAACTACCTCATCCAGACGTATCAGGAAGGTATATAGATACGTCAGGAACTGTCGCAGAGGAAGAACGTCTTCTGTCAGTGCAGTATACAGGTCGTCGTAGGAGTTGGACAACCGAATTAACGGAAGTCCAAGCCACCACGCTTCACCTGTAGTTCTGTCCGTCAGGAACGAACGTAACTCTGCGGAGGCTAACGAATAGCCAGCAGCGGCCACCATCTGAGACTTGGGCGTCTTAGATGCGACGTCAGCGAGACTCTCTAGTATCTCGAGCCAAGTCGGTCCGAAGGTCAGTAATGACTCTCGGGACCGCTTCTCATCAAGAGATAGACGGATTATCCGTTCCGCACATATTGTGAGGATCGGAACAACCGCCGGTCGGAAAATCGATGATTTTACGACCCAGGACTCTGGAATCCCAACTTGGGATACATAGTTTGGCCACCCACCCAGAATGTCCGCCCCGGCCAAAAACCGGAGGTAGACATACGAAATGGGACTTTCTTCGACCCAATTCCACTGCTTCGTGGAAGATGGGAGGAGAAAGGAGGCCAAGACCTCGCTAAACCCAACAGGGAGACAACCCTGTGAGAATGCGCGAAGTCCCGCTGACAGTTGTCGCGGAGACGAAACGCAATGGCGGTATGCTGCAGCCAAGAATCCGTTAGAGGAGTAATCTAATACTCCTTTTCGGACTAATCGGCAAAGGGCCTCGCTACGAATCGTCGGGTTCGTAACGGCCATCTCTTCTCGGATTTGGATAGGACTATAATTAGTCTCACCAACCAAAACTTGGTTTGCGAAATTAATCAAGTTCTCTTCATTTCCGACAGAGATGATACCCTTGTTGTTAATAGGAACCCCGAATTCTTTACAGATTTCGCGGTAACTATCAGCAACCAGTGTACCAGCAATGCTGATATCATCACCTAGTACGACATAGTCCTTAAAGGGGAACTGTCCTACTCGGTCTGCTGCAAGCTGCACTAACCAGTGGTGAGTGATGGCAAGAGAAGACCAAGAGGATAAAGCACCTATGGGCTGACCTCTAGAATACCTGATCTCGCCTCCCTCAGGGAGGGCGTAAGGTCGGTCGACTAGAAGTTTGGCCCAAAGGTCAGCAAGAGGTCCAAGTTGCGATCGTATGATCTCGACTGTCAATACGAACGGGATTAAATCCGTCGCGGAAGACAAATCGAAAGAATACATCGGAAACTTGGAATACTTTAAGCTGAACGCTTTCAAGGTTCCCTCCTGATCGAAAGTGGCATCTGTGGAGTGCTCGCGGAGGAGACTGAATATCCAATCATGCAGCGGTTTTAGCGCTGATTGGGT